ATCGCTGCTTATCTTTCTGCGAAACGCGGAGATAAAAAAGAGTCAGTCGAAGAAGCTCGAGCTCCAAAGATGACATACGCTCTTGTCGGTGCTAAAGATATGAAAATCTACTCAATGGGTAGTGATGAGCGAGACTTGAAGTTAGACAGACGTTCTTTAGAAAAGCGATTTAAACAGCCTCTTAAGCTTGCTCGCCTCAAGACTGCGCAAAGCATTGGTGACAAAGTTGATAAATCTCAAATCAAAGAGAATATCGAAGAAGCTACAAGCCGTGCTGATCTTGCTCGTGCAATGGCTGCATTCCAAAAGCGTGGTGGTAAAGTTAAGAAAGTTGCTCCGGGCAAAGCTGCTGGTTATCACGGTAAAGATGATCCCGGTAAAGATGTGCACGGCATAATGGGACGGCCTGACACCAAAAAGATTGGTACTCGTAAGAAAGTACGATCTATGGGTGAAGAAATTGACGAGATGACTCAACAGAGTAAAACTCACCCTAATCTTAAGATTGCTGTAGGTAAATCTGCACAATCTATAAAAAGTACTAAAGCTCGGATAGATAAGAGAAAAATGAACAGACAAGGCACCCCCTTAGCAGCTAATACAGTTCTTGGTGAATTGTCTCCAGAAACAGTAAAAGGATATAAGAAAGCCGCTGGGAAAAGTAATTACAGCGCTGCTCAACAATATGCTCGTGTTGCTGCATCACCTACCTCTAGAAAATATAAGAATAAGGAGATGGATCGTCTTGATAACATCGGTAGAAAGCGTAAAGCTGGTTTAGCAATGGCTGATAGGAAATCTGTCGGTGAATCCGTTAACGAATCTGTTGGAGATCATGAAGATGCTGCTAATGGCCATTATATGGCAGCTAATAGTGCAAGACAAGATTTAAGAGCTAAAAAAGCTCATATGAGTGCAGCTTCTCATCATATAGATGCAATCAAGCATTTAAATAAAGGCGACAGAGCATCTGCTGCAATGTCACACCGCGCTGCTAAATCTCAATCTAAAATTGCTAGACGCTATGGCAATGCAACCTCTCATTTAGCTCATGCTGATACTCATGCTATTAGAACTGAAGCCTTTAATACTGCAGGTGAATCTGTTAACGAAGAAATGATGTTTAAAGTTTCTGTCGACGGTTTACCACCAATGATCATGCTTGGTCGTTCTCCCGGTGATATTAAAGGACAACTTCGTAAGATTGTTAAACAACCTTCAATGATTACCGACGTCGAAAGAATGACAAAAGCTGATGTACGAAAGCGTTATCGCGACATGGCAAAAGGTGATGATTCTATCGATGAAGCAAAGGTCCTAGGCGGAGCAAGGGAAATCGATACAAAAGCTATGTCGGCATATATGAAATACGCTAAGGCGAAAAAAGTAGATGATGATAGCATCCGCATGACGATTGATAACCCAAACCATCCAGAATCAAAACGAATGATGCAGAATAAAAGTTTTGCAACAGCACTCAAAATGTATAAGGCAGCACTTAAATGAAAAAGCTTAGAGAATTTCGCCTTCCTGATGAAGGAACAAAAGAAGCAGAAAAACATGCTAAAAAAATGACTCCTGGGCAAATGGAACAGGCTGAAAAAGATCCCGGTGAATATGATGAAGAAGGTTCTATGATGAAGGACCAGCTTGATATTGTAATGGATGCCGCTGACGATATTTACGATATGGTAGATGATGAAGAGAATTTGCCAGAATGGTGTCAGAATAAGATTACAAAAGCTGCAGACTATATCGATTCTGTTCGTGATTATTTGATGTCTCAGAAAACAGACAATGATGATGACGATGATGAGGAAGACGATGATTAATTTTAAATCTTTTTGTGAAGGATCAGAAACTTGGGAAGCTGGCTACAAGAGACGTGTAGTCAAGACTACCAAACCTGAGCATAAAGATAAAGGCTATAGCTGGAGAATCAAGGGGAAGGATCGTCCCGAGATCTCGATTAAATTGTATAAGAATAAGCCATCACAGGCTGAGTTTAACAAACAAATGAAAAGAGTAGCGGGCCATGAGTTTGGTGGATAAATTTAAAAATTATTTAGCCGAAGAAATCGATCGTAAATGCGAATGCGAAGACTTGTATGAAGATCTCGAGATCACCGAAGCCGAATATCAGGGTAGAACTGTCAATCTAAATGATCCTATTCGTACAAATGAAAATCCGAATAAAAAGTTCAAAGTTTACGTAAAAGGCCCAAAAGGTAATATTGTAGTTGTAAGATTTGGCGATCCAAATATGGAAATTAAAAGAGATGATCCGAAACGCAGAGCTTCTTTTAGAGCACGTCATGGATGTGATAGTCCTGGGCCCAAATGGAAAGCTAAATACTGGTCATGTTACCAGTGGAGAGCAAGCGCAGAAGTAGACAATTGATGAAAACTTTAGACGAACTTTCATTCTCAAAACGTTGGAAAGCTGGTATAGAACGTGCAAAGCGTGGACCAAGCAAAAAAGCAGTGCCAACTATCTTTCGGACAACAGGAAAAAGGGCAAAGGATCTGCAGAAAAAAGTTCCCGCACCATCTGGACCAAGTGCAGATTATGCAAGATATTCAGATCAAAAGAAAAGATCAGGCGGAAAACCTATGCCGTTTGCAACTTGGGTGAAAAGATATGAATGATACAACCAATCATAGACTCGATCGAATCGAAGAAAAATTAGATAAATTGGCAACGGCTATGGTATCTATTGCTCGTGCTGAGGAAAAGATTGCTTCAATGCAAGACTTTCAACACAATCAAATTGAACGCGTTAATAGATTATCTGTAAAATTAGATGATATTGAAAAAAAGGTAGATGATAATCATAGGACTGTGTGTCTTATAAATAAGTTAGTATATGCTGCAATAATAGCAGCAGTAGGGGCGTATGTGGCTCAATGGATTTAAACGGAGAAAGAAATGAAAACTTTAATTGAAAGTGCTAAAGCCACACTAGAAACGGCTCAAAGAAAACTTGATGAAGGTCGAATGAAAGAACTTCATGGGTATATGGAAAAAGGAATGTCTGCAAAAGACATTGCTAAAAAGATGAGGCTCGATGTTAAAACAATTCAAGCTCTTATGCCAAAGAAAGAAAGCTTAGAAGAAAAAAATTCTGATAAGTATATATGGAAAGATATTAACGATGCTCTTATGAAAGCTGGCGTAAATACTTCCACAATTATGAGAGTTGTTTCTGCATTAAAAAATAAAGCAATTAAAGAAGCTGCAGAATTAGAAGAAAAGTATCGTCCAGCTACAGCAGCTGAGATTGAAGCTGAAGGCCTCAGTATTCTCGATGAAATGAGTCACGGCAAAAAGAAAAAAACTGAAGATGCGATGCAAAATGTCACATCTGCAGATAAAAAACCTCAAAATTTTAGAAAACCCGATGGTTCAATGGGTGTAAAAATGGTTCCGAATGATCCAAGAAAAAAAGTATCACAAGAGAAAATGGATCCTGTCGGTAAAGAAGATGACGATATCGACAATGACGGCGATGTAGATTCTTCAGATAAGTATTTGAAGAATCGTCGTAAAGCGATTAAAAAGAATATAAACAGAGATGAGCCAGAAGGCAAAAGAGGAGATACAGCTACAATGAAACCTACAGTTGAAGGAAAATATGTTGGTCCACCAAAGCATGGACAGCCCCAATGGATTGGTGGAATTAATAGTAAAAATGCAAAAGCTATTAAAACGCATTTAACTAATAAAGGTCATTCGTTTGATGATCATAGCGATCTTAAATTAAATAGAAAGAATAATACACATCACATTAGTGCGCACAGTAAAGAAGGTCATGCAGAGATTCAAAAAGTTAAGACAAAACTTGGTCTACCAAAAAATCCGTATGGAACACCCGGACATAACAAGGCGCAAGACCATAGAGGTAAAGCAGATAAAGCTGATTTGTCAAAACACGTAAAACATGATTCAAAAGCATCTTACATGAAAGAATCGTCAATCCGCGAAGCGCTAAGGGCAGTACTTGAAAATGATCGTGCAAAGCATTATAAAGGTGCTACTAAGCCAGAAACTATGGATGATAGGTTATCAGGTAAGGGTGCCAAAGATATGATGGAACCTGCTAAGAATGCAAAAGTAGATGATACCGAAGAAAAAGGTCATCAGGATGCTTCTAAGGCTGGTAAGACCGGACCTCAAGCGAAAGCTCGTGGTGGTAGTGATGCAACACGTAGCGGCGATCAGAAAATTATTCCATCAGCTACACCTGCAAAAGGTATAAAGAAGACAATGGAAGCATATGCCTCAATGTATAAAAAAGAAGCTGACGTTTCGATAGATGAAGGTCTCGTTGGCGATATGCTCGCTAAACGAAAAGAACATAAAGCTATGGCTTCAAAAATAAAAACGCAACAAGATTATCATCACAAACAGATGAACACGCATCATGGAATTGCAGATAGAGCTGATAAGGAAGGCAGAGATGATACGGCCGATCACCATAACGGAAAAGGCCACGATCACTCAGTAGCTAAAGACCATATGGCAAACGCGCTGGCCGCACATAATAAAAAAGATTATAAAGCACGTGATAAGCATATTTCTTCATATCAAACCTCAGCGGTTGCCAAAAAGATTCACTAACAATGCATTTGACTAGAAGGAAAAAATAAAATGGCAATTAAAGCTCCAGGGTGGTGTCACACCGCAGTTCCTACAATCCGTGGATGGGAAGATCCAAACACGGGTGAACTTTTTAAATCTTGTGCACATACACAAGCTCAAATTGATGAATTTAACGGCGTTAGTAAGAATGCCGCTAAACCAAAGAAAACCGTTAAAGCAATGGAAGAAGCTCAAATGGAAGACACTGTACAACAATTAAATGAAGCACCAGCAAATGGTAAATCTTTAGAAGAAATGAATAAACTAGAGCTTGAAGCTTTTGGTCGTCAACATGGAATTGAACTAGATCGTAGAGAGAAGAAATCATCTTTGCTGGGACAAGTAAAAAACCTATTTAGCTAATAATAAATAGTGTTATGATGATATTCGATGAACTTACTGAACAAAATGTTCTACTCTATGCGGCTAAGCATTATTATAAACCCCAGTTCTCAGACATTGATGAATTTTATGAAGATCTAAAAAGATTTAAATATATCAAGAGATTGCTTAATCGCTATCTCGAGCAAGATGAATTAGCCGAAAGATTGATACTAAATCATCTAATCGTTATTTTTAATTCTTTTGGTATAGAAGCATCTTTAAATATTTTAGAATTAAAGCTTGATGATAACCACTGGCCAGTAATTAAACCATTTTTAGTATATTTGCGATATATTAGAAACGATCAGTACACAGGAATAGCAATGGACCAAAAGGCCGTTGATGTATTAAGGGAAATATAATGGGTATTGTAAAAAGAGCAGCCGATCTTACATACGCCTTCCGGTTTGTGCGAATGCTTGTTATGGATTGGAAGAATTGGGATGCTTATAAGGAAGGCTTGATTGACGAAGATGGAAAAAGAATTAAAAGCGTTAAAATTGACTCAGACGCAAAAAGAAATTCTTACACTCCATTCATTCGCCTTTGTGCTAACATTAAAAGACTAATTAGCAAAATCCCGGGTGGAGGAAGTAAAATAGGATCTTTTGCTTCAGCTTTATTTCTTATCAAAGAAAAATATTCGTTAAACGATAGCTGTATCGAAAAAGTGATGAATAAATCTGGTGTAGATACTCTGGATTTTCTAAATGAAGAAAACAAATGGTTTATCTTAGAAGATAAACAATTGTCACCGGGTGTTTATCGAGTGAAAGCATCTAAGATGCTCAATTCGACTCATGAAGAAATTGTATTAGCAAAAGATCAAATTAAAGTGTTTGAAAATGCATATCCTGTCGGTGATATGTTTGGTCTAGATATTTATGAAGCAACTCATCTTAAAACAAATCAAAAAATATACGTCACAACAAGCGAGATTTACAAATGAAAAAGAAACTCTGTGAAAAATGCGGTAAAATGCATGAAGGATCTTGTTCGCATGAAGAAGCTACAACAACTGCTTCTATTCCGAATCCAGCAACTACTGCGATGGGCCCGAGCTTTTCAACTACCAACGTAATGGATCGTAGAAAAAAGAAAAGACCGGCACTTCTTAAAAGATTTTCAGAATTTACTAAAGAAAAGTTTTAAAATTTAGGGTAACAAAATGAATGTAGATAATATTAAAGGCTTCATTGTTCTAATACTAGCTGTAGGCTTGATGGGATTATTAGGACTAATTGTTGTGGATGAATTTATGATTGCTGCAGAACACGATGCTGAACTAGATCAAAATATTGTTGAATTGCTACAAATGAGCATAACTGGCATTATTGGTTTAGTAGCCGGTTACGTGGGATCAAAGGGCAGCTGTAACTGCAACAATGATTAGACTATATGCAATCATTGTTCTTGTAGCAATACTCGGTGGTATTGGTTATGGCGCTAAGTACTATTACGATACGACGCAGAACACTATTGCTACACTACGAGACAATAACGCTCAGCTAGAAGTAGCAGCACAAACGGCACAGCAAAGTGTCGAAACTCTCCAGTCTGATATGAAAAGACTAGGAGAGATTAATAATCAATTGCAAATATCCTTACAAAAAGCAGAAGCATATGGTGACGAACTCAGATCAAAGCTGAGTAAGTTAAATCTTGTCGTTGAAGCTTTAAAGGATTCTAAAGTATTGGAAGGAAAGATGAATGGCGCGTCTGCCAAATTATGGCGTGGCATCGTGGGCGATACCGGCGGTAATGCTGACATCCCTACTCCTAGCTGGTTGCAGCGGCCTCCGACAGGAACCGGAGATCAAAGTAGTAACCAAAGTGGAGAAGGTACAGATACCAACGGCGACTCGACCAAAGCCAGTCCAGTTAAGTGATACACGGGTATTTGTAGTCACTAAAGATAACTACGAAGAGTTCGTAAAAGAGTTTACTGATATATATGGCGAATTAGCCTTTGTTGCCCTTAGTATGAAAGATTATGAGAATCTTGCTCTTAATATTGCAGACCTTCGGAGATATATAAATCAACAGAAAGAAATCATAGTATATTATGAAAAGGCAGTGACGGAGGAAACAAAACAGGAGACGCAATAATGGACTTCATTATCGATCAACTTGTCACTTGGTGGCAGTTTACTATCGTAGGTATTTTAATTATTATAGGATGGGTTATCAACAAATTTGGTGTTGATCAAGATGAAGATATTATTGGTTTTAGATATGTTGAAATGCCACAATTAAAACCTCTTAAGATTGATACAGCAGGTAAAGGTTTCTGGAGTGCAATATGGATGTGGTTAACGAGTACTCGCCACTGGATGGTAGCTCAGGATTGGTCATACGAAATAGAGGGTGAATACTATGTAATCCCTGCAGGATTTACATTTGATGGAGCATCTATCCCTAAGTTTTTACATACATGGTTATCACCAACTGGTGTT